GGATATCTAATACAGAATGGATCAGGCATCCAGTATGTTACCTGCCATTGCTGTTCTGGACACAATTCAAGATGTTTCTCTACACTATGAGAGAAAATACCAATTTGAATGTATCCATCATGACTAAGACATCTACCATTACCAATGTCAACTAGGAATAGCATCTTACTACTCATAGCAGTTCTTGCTCTGGGTTGAGATTTTTCACGAATTGCTCAGGATCCTTTTCTGACTTGTGTACCCAATAATAGCGCATCATCTCGTAAATAGGATCCCACATGGGGATACAGACATAATCTTTCATGTGTGTCTCGCAGCAAGTTCCTTCAGTTCCTTTGCTGTGAGTTTATCTAATTGCTCTGTAAAGTGGTCCAGTAGCAATTGTTTGTATTGTTTCTTAGTCATGGTATTGTTTAATTAATCTTTCAACTTGCTTCTTGTCGCAACCACAAGGAGCATTTCGCAGACACCTAAGAATTAGTTCAGTATCACTGATAGTAGGTTTGATTGTAAACCCCCATTTGTCAACTTCACCCTCCGTAGGTGCTTCGACGTAATCAAATTCACTTGGCATTAGTCTCTTTGTCTCCAATCATCAGGTTTGTCTTGCTGAAACCAATTCTTAATATCGTCAGCATCAGTAAATCCCTTCTTATGGTTGGATGGATCGGGATCACCTAAACCCATCCTATTCAGAAAATCGTCTGTGCTACCTTCTTCAATGTTTTGTGATGCTTGGCGTCTTGCCATTTTTAACATCTCATTAGCAGATGTATTTGCTTTAGCAAGTTTCTGCGCCCAGATCATATCATCTAGTTTTACATCATCATTATTTGCGATACGTTTACAAATAAATTCTAGTCGTAGTCTATATTGTGTAGATAACATACGGCACTCATTTCCACGTAATTATTTAGAACCATGAAAAAAGGGACCCGAAGGTCCCCTTGGGTGTTCCGACTTTTGTAGAGACCGCACGAAAGGAGTCTCAACGTTATTTATCAGAAGCTGTACTTCAAACCGAGTTTGGTTCCATAACCACGGTCGATGTCGCTGTCGCCACTACCAACGAAGGAGACTTCGCCATATGCTCCAAGAGCATCGGTCAAACTCAGACCAACGCCTGCCTTACCAGAAGGAACGGTGTCGCTCTCGCCGCCGTCAGGGGAGACTACAGTAGCGCCGCCTTGGACGTAGTACGAAGCAGACTCACCGAGTTCGCCTTCGTAACCTACGTGAAGGTCAGTCGCGGTTCCGTTGTAGCTGGATCCCGTGAAACCGGAGTTGGCTTCTACGTTAACGTAGGGTCCTGCGAAAGCAGCACCAGCAGATACGGACAGGGCAGCGGTTGCTGCGAATACAGATTTGATCATTGTTGTTTAATTACCTTTGTTTACTTGCGGAATTTATACCCGCAGATGATGGATCGGTTCGACTCCCGATCGCATGAATATATTATAGCAGAAGACGCTCGATGCGTCAACCAGGTTATGCAAGTAATTGCGGCACTCGCCTGATTTGCTACAAGAGTAATTTATCAGGGTTAGGTCCAGAAATCAACCCCCCTTGTGCCAGTTTATGATACGGATATTAGATGACTGTGATAATGTAAACTTATTAGTTTAGAAGTATTAGAGCACCAGTAACAACAACATTTCCAGTAGCAGCAATAGATATGGTAGTGCCTGCTGTTTGAGTTATAGCAGAACCTGCTGTTTGAGATATATTAGTGCTTGCTGTTTGAGTTATAGCAGCGCCAGCATTTTGAGTTATAGAAGCACCTGCTATTTGATCTATAGCACCGCCTGCAGTAATACTTGCGAGACTACCCGCAGAGAATAAAATAGCATCTGTTGCTTTTACAGAAGCACCGCCAATAAGAGTGTTGACACTATAAGAATTATCTCTCGCTTTGATTAGTGGAGGTGTCCCTGGTTTTCCAGCAATGACAGTTTGCGATACACCACCAACCCATTGCTTATAATCACCAAGGATAGACCAATTAACATGTCCAGGAGAAACAATGTTTTGTGATGCTCTAGGATCAAATTGTACAGATGTTTCTTCACCAGCACCAAATGTCATCTTCTGACCAAAGACAATATCTTTTTTATTGTCCACAACTTGCTCAATAGTGCCAGCACTCATTTGGATAGTGCCACCACCATTAGATCCTGCCTGAATGAATACTTGTGATTTTCCAATCAAAAACAATTCTTCTTCAGCAGTAATAACAATTTTCTGTGCCTTGATATGCCTTTCGCTACCAGTAGCTTCTTCTACAATATCTCCATACGCAATAATGTTTAATGCCTCTTCGCCATCATCACCACAATTGTATTCAATGTGAGTTACTTGCTCGTGTTTTTGTTGCTGTCCATGAGTGTGTATACACAACTTTCCACTAGAAGCACCTTTTTCTACATTTTTTTCTCCAGTAACAATAACAATAGATCCATTGTTTTGAAGTGAAACAAACCCAGCAGTGCCGTCAGGACCATCTATTCTTAGTGTTGATGTCTGACCATCAGGATACATGCGTTCATAGATCTGTGAACGAGTCAGCACACCTTTCCAACATGTTGTAAAAACAGGACCATCTTTTAGATTCTGTGTTTTATCTGCCGTGGTTTGTGGAAAGATACCTGTGGGGTATTCGTTAGCGGGTACAGCGTGTGACATTATGGACAATCAATATAACGACCAGTTCCGATCTTAGTAGATCCAACTGTAGTGAGTGCTTCAGTATCTAGGCATCTAAAAGATGGTAATAGTTTAGCACCATATCCACCTCCACCAACGATAACAATCTCAGGGAATTTTTCAAATGTTAATTGCCTATCTAAAATTCTAGCGCCAACGACAAATCCATCTTCATTGATAACTGCTTCCGCAACACCAAGTTCACCATTTATATACATATCAGGTTCTGATGTGTATCCAATTCCGGGGCGGATTATAGTAAATGCATCAATGATACAACGAACACCAGATTCATTAGCAAGATTTAATTTATATCCGTATCCAGGTGCTTTAATACGAATTTCTGTGATAAATCCATCTTGATCTAGTAAAGGAGTTGCTACAGCACCAATTCCTTCACCACCAATGAAGACATATGGTGGTTCTGCCCAAGGATCTCCTGGTTGAGTGATGGGTATTTCAATAATTCCGCCATTATCATCTGTAATAATAGTTTCAGGAATAACTTCAGGAACAATAAATTCGTCTGTAGTTGTTCCTGGAGTATCACCCTCACCATCATCTTCTGGTGGTTCAGTACTAATCTCTTCTGTAAGTGGCACCACCAGCACATCTGTAGTAGCACCAGTTCCATTCACAGTGAATATAAGCAACTCTTCTTCTTCATCTAAAGAATCTTCAGAAATTCCAACTATTACTTCAGCAGTATTATTATTGACAACAAAAGAACCTGTTGTTTTTCCACCAATAATATCACCAGAGTCAATATCCCCTGTTAATGTATAATATGCATATGTACCATTCTCTACGTTTTCTGTAGTGATTGTATATTGCACAAAATCACCTTCATTAACAGATACTTTGTCAGCAACTACTTCATATGAAGGTGTAGTATCAGAAGATGGAGTATCATCAGAAGGTGGAGTAGGAATATCTTCTACTACTTCAGGTGGGAAAACATCTGGTATTTCTGGAGTTGGATTTATTGGTATAGGATAATATGGAGTTCCTGGTTCTCTTATATTACGTTCTGTGATTACACACCTACCAACATTTTTTATAAACGTAGATCTAATTCGACTACCTTCACCAGGAGAATTTTTCTTCAGAATAACAAAAAAGTCTTCATCACCTTCGTTTTCTGATGAATGGAAAGTTTTAATAGTAATACTTTTTACAGTTTCTCCTGGAGCAAATCCAAGAATACCACTATCAGACAAGTAATCTTCATCTGGAGTAGCAGTTCCTTTTCTAGATGTTCTATAAGACACAGATGAAGCAGATTCAGTAACTCCAGTTCTAGTTACCTGGAATACAGCATCAAATCCCTCCTCTACAATAATATCAGATATCGTATAAACAATTTTTGGTGTTTTTGTTGGTTTATCACTGTAACGAGGAACTCCACCAGTAAACCCAACTGTTGTAATAGATAATGGTTTTCCAGTATAAGCATCTTCACAGGTATACTGATTAAAGTCAGCTCCTGTAGCAGGGAATAAATTATCAATGTTGGAAAGAAGATCATCTAGGAAATCATTTCCTTTTTTGTCCTCTTTATCTTTTTTCTCACCATCTGTACAAATTTGTTTGTATCCGGCACATTCATTATTAGGTCCAGAGCAAGAAATACCAAGTAATTTTAAGACGAAATTAATTGCTCCACCTAAAATATTAAGTGGTCCGGCAATAGCACCAAGAATATCCTGAATAGGTCCAAGGATACTGCTGAGTATAGTCTCCATCAATGAATTAATCTTTGATAGAATACCATTTACTAGTGTGTCTACTTGACATGCTGCAGCACGATAAACCTGATTAACTAGACCCATTAAAACGTTCGTCAACCATTCTGCCAAACGATCTCCAAGATCTGCCATTTTACACCCAAGATCTTTGAGCAGATTATTGAACCATTCTGTAACTGGAGTAAGGGCATTTCCAGTTTCATTTGGATACAATACTGCTTTAATTAGATCCTTAACAGCATTAGTAAGTTTCTCAAGCACAAAACCTTTTACCTTTGCGATAAAATGCCTGATTACAGCCATAAACTTATTGACATACTTTCTTGCTATGCCAATACCACTATTAATTGTTCCACTGATAGGACTGATTAAATACGTGCCAATGTTTCCATCATTTTTCTGAACTTCATTTAAAAATTCACCAAGTAAAATTTTGGTTTTGTCAGTTAAATTTTGTTTGTCGCATTTTTCTGCTACAGATTGACACCATTTTTCATCATCCCGACCCCTCAGCATTCTTGGAGGTATTGGGACTGTATCATCACCAGTTGGCAAAGCACCAGTAGTTTTGTTTGCTTCTCCTTGTCCACCTTCAGGATTTTCTGGTGCTGGTTGTCCGTCTGTAACAGGATTTACCGGATTATCAACTGTATTATTGACTGTTCCAAAAGCTGTGCTGCCATCAGGTCTCTCACTCTTAGAGATAGTTGTAGCACCAGGAGTTTGTCCAATAGAACCCATGATAATGGGTTTCTGCTTTAAGTGATCTAAGTAAAAACCAACAACCCAACACCCCTTAATAAGTTGTGGATGTGCTCCACCAACATTACCAGGCATGAAGGGCACATTGACTGGCATCATCACATTTGCCCATGGCAAGTCTTTCGTATCAAGGATCTCCTTACTTGCGGGGTGATCTCCTACGATACGAACCTTAAAACGATAACCACCTTTGTTAGTTTTTTCTTCTGAGGCAGTTTGTTCGACTTGGCCCACCCACCAATTGAAACCATCGGATCCAATGCGCTGAGTAGGAATCAACTGTGATAATAGTTGGTCCATGTTAATTAATCATCAAAGACTTTACACTCTAGTGCGCTTGGTTCCATTTCACAAAACAGTTCTAAAGGTGAGGGATCATGATGATCTCCTGCCTCAATTTCTTGTTTGTGATTTTCTGCATAAACTTCAAGTTCCTGAAGTTCACCTTCGATATGACGACGTTGGTTGGGAGAAGTCATAGGATTGTCAAGGATCTCTTTGTCCTTAGCAATGTGGGCTTCGATATTTTCCATAAGTAATTGCTTCTACGTTTTTATTTAGTGCCGTGGTTTGATGGTCTATCTTTAAGACCATATGAATCTCTCATAAGTCTGAGAGTTGTTGTGAATTTACCACCAGGACCTGCTGTAGTATCATAAAAATGCGCCACTTCTGATATTAAGTAAACTCCACTACTTTCCGAGTCAAATGGTTCCTTTTTTCCTTCGACTGTTGGTGCTTTATTTACTAACCTAATATCAATTTTATCTCCGGCACAAATATCTGGATTTCCAGGTATCACAAGAGTACATGATTGATTATTCAATAACTCGTATCTCGCAATAGACTGTGCGGAGTAAAATTTCTGCCAATCGGCAAATTTTGTAGGACTTGAACTACCGTCTTTTGGGTCTGGTGAAGCAGGAGTTTTTTCGTTATACCATGATTCGTGATCCAAGTAGATAGACATCACTCTACTCGGATAATCAGATAATTCAATCTGATTTGTTGGAATCAAAGTAATTCCTTCTTGACCACCAAGATGTGCCATATTATCATAACTATCCTTGATCTTGTAAACATATTCTTCATACTGTCCCGTGGAGTGGTTGAAGAACACCATCATGGAAGAATATTTTCCTTT